GCCATGCGGCGTGGTTGGACGGAACGCCACCGACAATAACCTTGTCGTGGGTCTCAGCCAGAAGCGTGATGAACTCCTGCTCCAGCGTACCGGCTAGGTCAAGCTGCTGCATGATGCTAAGATCGTTGGTGAAGCCCTGCTGAGCGGTGTTTTCGAAGCTCTCGACAACATCTCCACCGTCAAGGAAGACGGCCTCAGAGCAATTCTGCTCTGCAATGTAGTAGGCCAGCTTCTCTTTCTTCTCCAGCACGCGCTCCATGAGTGCCTGCGAGTCTCCGCGAGAGCCTACCTTACCGGCCTGAAGGTCCGAGAAGGGGACGATGAGGGTTCGATTTGACTTCTTCTGCGGTACAGGTGTAGTGTAGTTGATGATGGCACGGCGATCAGCAGCAGCCTTTACCTCAGTGAAGAGGGACGGGAGGTCAACGGTCTCGCCGGAAGTCTTCTTCTGGATCTCAAACTTGTAGGAAGTGAGCCATGCACCACTTGCTGACTGCCATTTGGAGATGCGAGCGGACCCTACGACTTCAAACTCTTCGGGATCGATGCTGAACTCTTCCAGAATACCGGAGAAGTCCGACAGCTTGCCGTCAGTCTGAGGTGTGGAGGTCACTGTTCCGGTGTCTCCGTCAAGCTCAAGCTGCGCTTCCCAGCCCTTGGGCGGTTTGGCAGGAGGGTTGACAACGCCGAGAAGAGGTGTTACTGTAGTATCAGTAGTTGAGTCAAGCACAAAGGCGTGCTTGCGAAGATGGTTGGACACGGCGTCCGGAGAGATCACGAACGGGTAATACTTGGAACTGACTTTCGTTGAGATGTCGTTGTACGTTTCATCATTCGACCGAAGAACTACCATGTAGTTCTGAATTTCCTCAGGTGCGTTGCATGTGCGGCACTGAGGTTCATAGTTTGTGAGGGTGTTTGTCATGACACCATTCTATCACACTATGTCATTTTGCGAAAATCCGTCAAACATGGTAAACTGTATGAATGACAAACACAACCCCTGAAGAAACAAAAGTTTCTAACGATTCCGTAAACCACCCGAGCCACTACACGCAGTACCCCGTAGAAGTGATCCAGCTTACCGAGCACATGGACTTCTGCCGAGGCAACGCCGTCAAGTATCTTGCTCGTGCCGGATTCAAAGATCCCGCCAAAGAACTAGAAGACCTCAGGAAAGCACGCTGGTACACAGACCGCGCCATTGCCAAGCTGGAAGACGAGATCGCCAAGAAGGCCAAAGCAGATGCCGAAGCCGAAGCTAAGTTCACTGCTGGAATTTGGAATTCCACCACAATCAACATCCATCCTTCGAACAGCGAGACTGCTGTCCGAAATGCTGCGGCCAAGGCCCTTTACTGGGAACTCGGTGCACGCTAATGCTTGGAGCCTACCAGAAATACGAAGTCACTGTCAAGTTCACCTACGAGTCCGAAGTCTTCCCTGAAGATCCGGATGACGTGTTCGAACTTGCCGAACTGGAAAAGCTAGCTGTTGTTACTGACCTAAACGTAGCATTCCCTGAACTAGAAGTCAAGGAACTAGAAATCGTTCCTGTTATTGGAGAGTAATGAAAGTACTAGCCCTTGCGGCTGACGATGGAGGGTGCGGCTTCTATAGGATGCGAGCACCCGCCGAAGAAGCCTCCCGTCTGGGAGTGGAGATCACTGTAGCAAACGGTATTGACGCCGACGCCACTAGGGACGCCGAAGGATTCGTTACTGTTCATCAGGTCAACACCGATGCGGATCTGATCATCTCCCAACGACCTCTGGATAACTCCATGGGTGCCGTACTGAAGCAGGCCCGTCGTCAGGGTATCGCTACCATCGTAGAGCTTGATGACGATTTCTCCAGCGTACACCAAGATAACATTGCCTACCAGTACATGCACCTGAAGACCAGCGGGAATAAATTCATTGAGGATGCCTGCAAGTACGCGGACCATGTTACGGTATCGACCCCGCAGCTTCTGAAGTATGCTCGTCATGGGCGTGGGTCGGTCTTGCGGAATAACGTGCCGCATAGTATCTTTGATGCTGTGGACGCGAAGTCGAGCAACCCGTATCCGCGAATCGGTTGGACAGGAAGTGTACAGACCCACCCTAATGACCTTCAGGAAACCAAGGGTGCGCTGGCAAACATCCTGACCAGCCACAATCTGCCGTTCAACGTGGTAGGTGACGGAACACTGGTTCACCGAAACCTAAACCTGAACAAGGGTACGGATGTCTACGCCACCGGATGGGTTGAACTGAACGCTTACTACCAGTACTTGAAGACTTTCCTAGACATTGGAATCGTCCCGCTGGAGCTTACCCCGTTCAATCAGGCGAAGTCTGCCTTGAAGGGTCTGGAGTACGCGGCACTTGGGATTCCGTTCGTTGCTTCTCCGACACGCGAGTATGAACGTCTGGAAGCGTACGGCATCGGAAAGACGGCTAAAACTCCCGGAGAATGGCGCAAGCACCTCCAGCGAATGATCGACCGTCCGGAAGAAACCGAGCGAATTGGTAAAGAGTATCGTGATAGAATTGAAGCAGAGTTCACCTACAGAGTGAACGCTCCCCAGTGGATCGAAGCTTGGGAGAAAGCTATAGACTATCGAAAGACCCACCCCCATGAATAAATCGCAACTGATCGAAGAGATCAACAAGCTGCCTGATAACATTGAGTTCCTGTCCGCCAAGGATGATGAGGGGAACGGGTACCGATGGGTATCTGGAATCTCTGTAGACTACATCCATAAGTCCGAAAAGGATGCTTGGGAGATTGAGTCTCTTTTGTCTGAGGATGACGTGAAGGATGACTACACTGAGCAGGAGATTGCTGACGATCTCATCCCGGTTGCGGTTATCTGGTAAAACTAGTTGACAGTATCTAAGTCCTCCTGTAGTGTATTGGTTATAAGCAATTGACCAACCACTACAGGAGGACTTTCTCATGACACTCTCAACCGACGTTTACATCCTTGACCCCGTTGATCCGATGGAGGTCTTCAACTTCGTCAACAAGTACCTGCTCAAGGTCGAAAACCCGAGTTTCCATCACGAACCTGCAACCAAGCACGTCAAGGTGAATGGTGAATGGGAGCGGCGGGAAGATCCCGAAATCATGGACCTTTCCAACGAGATCGGTCAGGGCTTCGACGCGTGGTTCCTCTCCAAGTACCGGAAGAACGGGCCGCTCTACGCGGAAGATCAGTACGACAATGACGAGGATCTGGAAAAGCCGTACCTGCTCAGCCCCGCGTGCTTCATGTCGCTCGACTTCGACACGGCCTACGGCTACCAGTCCGAATTCGGTGGATGTGCCCAGCTTCACTCCCGCTACATCGTTGCCCTGCACGACTGGCTGGAAACCAAGGGAGTCCGGATCAAGTGGAAGAACGAGTTCACCGGGGAGACCTTCGACGGTCTGGACGGTTTGGACGGCTTCGGCAACGATGGTGAAGCCGCTCGTGACTGGTTCAAGAGCATCCTGCCGGGTGTCCTGACCCTCGCTCTGGAGGAATCCAAAGACAAACAAGAATAGTGTTGACAAGTTCGACTTAAGTAGACTATAGTAGAGACATAAGCAGTCAACCACTCAAAGAAAAGGATTAAGATCATGGCACACGAACTTGAACTCATCGACGGCAAGGCTCAGATGTTCTCCGGCGAATCCATCACCCCTTGGCACGGTCTTGGTACCGTCATTGAGGGACTGGCAACCTCCGAGGAAGCGCTGAAGCTGGCCGGTTTGGACTGGAACGTTGACCTCCGTCAGCTTTACCAGTTCGACGGCGACACCGCTCTCCCGGTCCCTGACCGCTTCGCCACCGTCCGGGATTCGGACAACAAGACTCTCGGCATCGTCTCGGCAGACTACCACGTCTACCAGAACATCGATGCGTTCGGGTTCCTGAACGAACTCACCGACACTGCCGGAGAGGCTGTCTTCACCACCGCTGGCTCCCTGTTCGGAGGCTCCCGGACCTTCATGGTCCTGAAGCTCACCAACGGCTTCACGGTCGGAGATCAGGACGCCCACGACCTGTACCTCATGTGCACCAACAGCCACGATGGTTCACAGGCATTCGGTGTCTCGGTCACCCCGATCCGGGCCGTCTGCAACAACACTGTCACCATGGGTCTGGCGGCGGCAAAGACCAAGTGGACCATGCGCCACAAGGTTTCGCTCGAAGGCCGGGTTCAGGATGCTCGTGAGGTGCTGGAACTCAGCTTCCGCTACGAGTCCGCTTTCCAGCAGCAGGTCGAGGCTATGATGGACATCGAGATCTCCAAGGACAAGATGTTCAAGATTGCCGACAAGATCATTCCGGCATCCCCTCGCCAGCACGATCTCTTCGTGGAGGACATCATGAACATCTGGGAGAACGAACCCACCGTCAAGATGGGTGGCGGCGAAGGCAATGGCTGGGGCGCATTCAACGCCGTAACCTTCTTCACCGACCACAAGGAATACCGGACTCCGGAATCCCGGTTCAACTCGATCCTCGGCTCCGGTATCGGTACCGGCCTTGGCGAACGTCTCCGTCCCGCCGCCCAGAAGATGATCATGGCAATGGCGTAACTTGTAAAATCTGTTCGAAAATGGTAGGATGGGTCTAGAAATAGATCCATCCTACCGCTATGTTTAAGGAAAATAATTTATGCCATGGAGCGCTGACGAAAACCGAGACTGGGTACTTTCCCACATCAAAGATGGCGAAAGGATCTTGGACGTTGGTGCCGGTGCCGGGATTTGGTCTGACCTGCTCAAGGGCCGGTCAAGCAGAATTGACGCAGTTGAAATTTTTGAACCCTACATCGAGCGGTTCGGATTGAAGGCCAAGTACGACAACATCTTCCTTGGCGACTTCAAAGAACTCGTGATCGCCTACGGCCAGTGGAATACGGTCATCCTCGGTGACGTGCTTGAGCACTTTGAGATGGAAGATGCCCTCAAGGTCTGGGAGAAGGCCCGTCTGTGTGCCGGTCCCAAGGGCCAAGTCCTGCTCTCCACTCCGATTGTGGACTGGCCGCAGGGTGAGGAAGAGGGAAACATCCACGAGGCCCATCTCTCTTACTTCGATATGCAGGCTCTGAAGGGCCTCTCAGGCGTTGAAGATTGGCAGGAGGGGGAACTTATCGGGTCGATCCGTGCTAAGGGCCTAGCGGCCCCCACAGCGCCGATCACAGTGGTTATTCCGACCATTGCCACACGCGGTGCAAGTCTTCAGAGGGCTGTCGATAGTGTTTACACCCAGACGCTGCGCCCGGAGGCTCTGATCATCTCCGAAGACTTCAATAGACTTGGGGCACCGGGCAACCGTGATGCCGGGGTCAGTAAGGTTGTCACCAAGTGGGTTGCCCTGCTGGACGATGACGACTACTTCTACCCGGATCACTTGGATACACTATACAAAACTGCACTTGACACTGACGCAGACATCGTGTATTCTTGGTTTGACGTTGAAGGCGGGACAGATCCGTTCCCCGAAAACTTCGGCAAGCCGTGGAATCCGGAAGCTCCAGTTCAGACCTCCATCACGGTACTCATCAAGACTGATGTGCTACGAAAAGCAGGCGGATACAGCAATACTTCCACCCTCTCGGAGGAAGAACTGGCATCGTATGCTCAGGGCAACACCGTGGGCGAAGACTTCCGGATGATCTGTAATGCAAATGCCATGGGCGCTAAGATCGTCCATGCGCCGAAGAAGACGTGGGCATACGTGCACCACGCGTCAAACACCTCGGGACGCCCTGACAGGTGGTAAGTTACTCCGTGGTAAACTGGTAGTGGAGGCCCCTAAACTATAGGGGGATAATCAAGACCAAAAAGCCAGATTACCAGCTAGAGTACGTCTACACCAACATCCGTTTCAAGA